CCGGTTCTGTCCTTTATTGACTGTACTGATATAAATAACGTGTTTTTGCTCATTTTATTTTCGTGTTACTATGTTTGAAACCCATTGGTGTCTGCAACTTGGTTCGTGTTTGTCAGTTCCCGGTACTGTGTACCAACCGCCACCCCTATCCCAAACGGAATATCCTAAACGTGCGCTTATTTGCTCAATTTCAGAACGTGAATACATTTTACCCGCGTCCAATAAAGCAACACAGAACGGGCGACTTGTCTTTTTATCTGTATTATTGAACCCTGCCTTCCATTCGTAAGAATAGCGAATTAATAATTCTTTTGTTGTTGGCTGAACTTTTACCAATATTTCGTTTAATGGTTCAGTAAGCGTATGTTCAATAATTATATTTTCGTCAATTCCTTCGCCAATTGCATATTCATTAATTTGAACGTAACCATTTTCAACCAATGTTTTAATTACAGAATTGATTGTGTCAACATTTTGGTCAAGTGTTGTCGCCAATACTTCAGGCGTTATTCTTTTGTCCTTTGAAATTAAATCTAATACGTTTGCCTGTAATTGACTAACTTCTGCAAACATTTGGTATTCTGAATCGTCATTAAAGCGTGTTTTTTGCTTCCAAACTTTGAATCCGTCCTTTGCTTCGCCAAAATCATAAAAGGCGCTGAAATCGTCTGCAAATTGCGCTGACTGCACAACCGGAACTGTGTCTTCAGGTGCTTGATATTTAGTCATATCAATTCCCGCCTTTTCAAGTAACCATTCTTTAGGCGCAATTTCCTTCAATAAGTTTTCTGTGAATTCAAACCCAATTGGTTCTGTTGGTATAATGCTTAATTCAGGGTTTTGTACGCCTCTAAATTTAGCCAACATATTAAATACACTTTCAAGGTGCATTTGCTTACTATTAACGTAAGTATTTTTAAATATTTCGTAACCGTCGCGCATTTCAGAACGTGAACCTAATTTACCCGCTTCAGCAATACCAAAGATTGAAGGCGTTGTAATTTGGTGACCACTAAATATATTCGTTTGAATCAAAGAATCCACACGGTTAAAATCTTCTTTTGTAATATCTGACGCACCTAAATCGTCAATAATTGGCTTACGCGCTGAATCGTTAACGAATGCCAAAATAAACTTTTTACCGTCTGAACCGCTAAATCTATTTGAAAAACGCTTTTCAATATTGCGCTTTTCTTCGTCTGAAGGTTCACCGTTAGGCAAAGTAATTAACTTACTTGCGCTGAATCCTGTCTGTGCGTTACCTAATACGTGTTTAGATATTTCAATGTCTGATTCAATGTAATTTAAAGCACCAAAGTAACCCGGTAAACTATAAATACCCATATTCGGGCGGTATTCCTTTACATAAAGTATTTGTTTGCCAACAGGGTTTGCAGGATTAAACGCTGCATAAACCATTTGTTTTTCGTTTCTGTCACCCCAATTTTCTTTGTACCAAAATTGCGTATTGTCTTTATTTGTACGAACTTTTGTATAATCCAAATGCCAAATTTCAGCCAATTGTTTTGTAACTGACCAAATAATTTCCAAATAATATCCACCAAACAATTCAACGTCCAAACTAACCTTCCTTGTTAGTTCGTCCAAAGATTCCATTCTGTTAACCTTTTCAATAAAAGTTTCAGCTTCAGGACTTCCCTTCCAACCGTTTGCGGTTATATAATGCACCTTGCTTTTGACAATGGCGTTATGTTTAGCCGACTTATTAAATAGGTCAACCAAATAATTAGGGTAATCATTGCGGTCGCCGTACTGAATATAACCTTCACCCTTCTTTTCTTTGAATTCAGGCTGACGTGCTTCTGCAAATGTTAATACTCGTAAATCCATTATTGTCTTATTTTATAAGTGTCTGTTGTTTGGTATTCCGTAAATTCAAAAGGCGTTCCAACCAATTCCATTATCCCTGATTCAACCATATTTAATCCGGTCGGGTTGGTGTTGCTTGTACTTGTTTGCTCGTAAATTTGATAATCATATTGACCATTTAACGCAGTTCCAAAGTTGGTATTTGTCACAATGCTAAATTCATTGTAACGGTCTTTGTATTGGCTAATATCCGCAGCATTTAATAAAACAAACTTTACTTCTGTGTTGGCACTTCTATTCGTGAAAACAAATAAGTAATTTGGGTTTGTTAATAACTGTTTTTCAGTTAGTGTTAAAATTATGCTTTGGGTTGCACCCTTTGTTAACCTAATCATATACGTATATATAGCAGGAAATGCAATTTGTTGCATATAGGGGACAAATAAGCCTAATATGTAAAGTTTTGCCTTTACTTTATGCCGTTTTTAGTAAAGTTTTTGCTTTACTATATAACACAAAAAAACCGCCGAACGAATTAACGAACGGCGGCAAACCTATAAACCTATGAAAAACAAAGTTGTTAAGAACCCGGTGTTTCTAAAGCTAAAGCAACAACTGAAGAAACGCTTGGCGCTAACGCAGGTTCTGAACCTGTGAAAGTTAAAGTGAATCCGCTTCTGTCACCTTGCGCAGTACCGGTTGAAGCTGCATTTGCAGTCATATCAATACCACGTGTTTTTCCTAAATACCAATAAATTCCATTGCTATCTTTTGCAACTGCAACCAAAGAATTCTGTGCTAACAACAACAATTCGTTGCGTGTGTTAGTCTGTAATTTGTTAAGGATAATCTGCAATTCCTGTGCATAGAATACAGTTCCGTTTGCAACGGATGCATTCAAAGTTTGGTTGAACATTGACGTATCTTTTACCAAAGCATATTTCCAAAAACGTTTTCCCGCAGCTTTAGTTAAAGCAGTTATTACACCACTTGCTTCAGTTGTAGTTGTTACGTTTGCAGCTTCAGTAAAATATACCTCAACAATCCCGCCTAAACTATCGCGACAGTCTAAAGTGTAACCCTGTGTTAGTGCGCACGGCATATTTTTAAATTTTTAAATTTTACAAAATTGGGGGGATATTTCACCCCCCTATTAATTAAGCTAATACGAATCTTACCATTTCGTCAGGGAATGCAAAGTTCACACCCATTTTGAATTCAGAAACAAAACGTACTTGGTCAGCTTCTTTAGCGTAGAAAATTTCAAACTTTTCTTCTTCGTTCAATAAGTCTGTACCGATAAATAAGTTGCTCAAACGTGTAGCGTAAACTTTGTTAGTACCGTTCAAACCTGCAACTGCAATTACCTTAATCATTGTACCCGGTAAAACAAATTCACCGTCTGCCTTCGCGTCAACTGAATAATGGAAGCTATTTGCGTTCTTTAATGCAATAGTGTAAGTTCTGAACAAATCCTGACCACAGAAAATTGTCATATCGTCAGCAGCAACAACTTTAGCAGGAATTGCAGCGTAAACACCGTCAAAAATGCTGATAACGTTAGCAGCAGTAATTGAACTTAATGGCGCACCTGAAATAAAAGTTGAAGCGTTTGCAGCAACAACACCTGAAGCAGCACCGATTAATTTTACTAAACCGTCAAACTTGTTTAAGTTAACGTTTACGCTATCGGTGTCACCTTGCCATAAAGAAGTTTCTAATTGAGCAGCGATTGTCTTTGCTTTTTTGTCTGCAAATTCTTGCTCAAAAGGGATTGAATCGTACATTGAACCTGTTGGCAATGCTTTTTGTAAATACTTCGCTTCTAAATCTTTAGGACATAAAGCTTCGTTTACTTTAATTTTTCCAACAGTCACAGTTCTTTGAGTGAAAGTTGTTGAACCTGAAGCAGTAAATCCGCAGCTTCCACCGCTTTGAAATATTGCGTCTGTGTCCATAATGTTAATCGTTTCAGAAGACTTTACGCCAACCATAACGTTACCTGCACTTTTAATTAAAGTTGCAGTTTTTGCACCTAATACAGAAGAAGTCACTAAAAGTGCTGCATTTTGTTCTGTATAGTTTGCTAATGCTGATACATTAAATCCCATTGTTATCTAATTTTAATTGTTTAATAATGCTTGTCTATATTTGCTCAATCTTTCTTCCTTAATATCTTTATTAGATACAAATTCAGAAAATCCGTTTGGCTTTTGAATTGGGTCTGCGCTTGGTGTATTTGAAAGTGCCTCAATTAGTTCGGCTACCTGTGCAAATCCTTGCTTAACTTTATTTTCTAATTCCAAAACTCTTAATTCAGCCGCTTCTTTAGCTTCAACCAATTCAGCAAATTTTGCTTCAAATTGTTCAGCCATTTCAGCCATTTTTTTGTCTTCTTCTTTTGAAGCTTCAACTTCTGTGTCAACTTCCGGTAAAACTTCTTCAACTTTAGATTCAATCGCAATAATAATACCGTTTTCGTCCAAAGTAATTTCTGTACCGTCCATTAATTCGTGTTCGCCCATTGGTGCGGTTGTACCGTCTGCCAATGTAACTGAACCGCCAATTTCTAAAGCTGAAATTTCAACTTTAGTCCCGTCCATTAAAGAATATTCTGCCATTTCCACCTTTGTTTCTTCAACCATTGGTGCAACTTCAGCTTCAACTTCAACAGGCGCAACATTGTCTTCAAACAATGCCTTAATTTTTAAAATCGCTTCCTGTGCGTTCATACTTTTTTTATTATATAGTTAAAAAATAAAATGTTTACCACTTAACCTGTGACAATATTTTTTGAATTTCCTCAACCATTGAAGCAACTTTATTTACTTCACGTGGTTTGTAGTTAAATAATCCTTCAACGCTGAACCCGGCAATTTCGCCATTTTTAACCTTTTGCCACGCTTCTTCGTTGTCAACAATCATTGACCCGAACCAACTTCCAACAGGCGCGTCTTCAAATCCTTTCATTGGCATAATGCCACGCGAAGGGTCTGAAATAAAGCTTTCAAATAATGTAACGCCTTCAAATTGTGCGTTTGAATCGTGCATTAAATTGACGTTACTTTGAAAACCCTTCTTAAAAAACTTCTGAACAATCTTAAGAATAGTGTCTTTACTAAAAGCAACATAATAATCGCCGTATGTACTATCGCTGCGAAAAATAGGACTGTCAGCCAACATAATAGCACCACTAATAATACGACGGTCTTCATTTGCAATTTCAAATTTTTGGCTTTTATTAAATGCGTTCCAATTCTTTTGGATTGCGGGACGGTCAACCAATGCAATAAAGTCAACCTGTGCGTCATCGTTTATGTCTTCTGTAATATCCAACATAAAAATTGGTAAATCTGTATTCATAACACTAAATAGTTTAATTTTTAATATTTATCGTTTATTCAAATCTTGCCCTGTTTTGTATTTCCGCGTCACGGCTTTGTGCGTCTGAAATATCGCGTTCAACAACGTAAGCACGAATAGTTTGACCGCCACTACCGTCACTAATTCCACCGCCGCCACCACCTAAAGAAGGCGTCCCGCCACCGCCTAAAGACGGCATTGCGCCACCACCACCCAAAGACGGCATTGCACCACCACCCGTTGCAGGTGCGCCCGGTGAAGGAATGTTAACAAATCCGGGTTCAGAAGAACCGCCCGGAATTTCAGGCGCTTTTACCGCTAAAATGGATTTTACGTTTTTTAAACCCGCAACAATTGCAGCCGCCGCAGCAACCGCACCCAAAACCGGACCGACAACAGGAATTCCCGCCAAAGACTTAAATGCCGCCGTTGCTGACATATAAGTATCAATTGTTGTTGCAGCAATTGCAGCCGCCTTACCGGCAACTGTATGTTCACCAATCGCCTTTGCAGCATTTTTTAATGTCGCACTAATCTTTTGTGCATTTTCCGCACGTGCAGCCGCTTCTTTTTTACTAATTTCAACCCTTGCGTCGCTTAATTCTTTTTCTGTTTTATTATATGCGTCCGCATCAATTTTACCTTCTTTATAAAGCTTTTTATTTAATGCCAAAGCATCATCAACACCTTGCTTCCTTGCTGCGTATGAAAGGTTTTCATTATTAATAATAGAATCTAAACGTTCCTGTTCTTTGTCGTCAGCTTCTTTTAGATATTTAGCGTCAATTTCAGCAACTTCAGCGCCATATTTTTCACGTAAAGCCGCAACCATTAAACCCTTCTGTTCTTCTGTGTAATCCGCGTTATCAAGTACCTTTTTAGTTTCAGCAACTAAAGCTTCGTCCAATGCAGTAATTTCCTTTTCTTTGCCTTCCTTTAATTTAGCAATACGCGTTTCTGATAATGTTGATTGTAATTCTTCTTCAAACTTTTTATCCTTTTCAGCGCGGTCAGCTTTTATTTTATCGTCAATCGTTTTTACTTCTAATTGATAAGCTTCTTCAGTTGCCTTTTTTAATTCGTTCTTTGTTTTTGTATCAATATTTAAAGCGTCAATTTCAGCAACACGCGCTTTCATATTTATTTCAGCCTGTTTCTTTGCCTTGTCTTCTTCTGAAGTTATTTCAGCCAATGCCTTTTCATTTTGTAAATCCAAAAGCATTTTGTCAGCCGTCTTTTTATCTTCAATGGCTTGTTTATTTGCTTCGTCACGTTTCTTTTTATCTTCTTGAATCGCCTCGTCACGTTTCTTTTTAGCATCTTCAGCCGCTTTTGCCGCAGCGTCAGCCGTCTTTTTATTATAGTCAGCCGTCAAAACTAATTGTTCGGTCTTTAAATCCCTAAATTGCTTTGATTCTTCTTCTGTCCATTTACCTTTTGCTTTTAAGCTTTCACGTAAAGAATTTAATTCATTATTAACCCTTTGTTGGCTTAAGTCATAAATTTCCTTTTCTGAACCGCCTTGCGCTTTTAATACTTTAATACGGTTTTCAATATCTTCGTTTGCGCGTTTATTTGCAACTGATAATTTATTTAAATTACGTTCAGCTTCACTTGTAACCCCAATAAAGTCTGTAAATTGGGTTACTAAATCCCCAACACCTTTTGCCAAACTTCCTAAAGGACTGTTTTTAATCCAATTTGAAATCGCATCAAAATTATTTATAACTAATCCTAAAGCAACAACCAAAGCACCAATACCGGTTGCCACAATAGCACCTTTTAAAACGTTAAATCCTTTTGAAGTCGTTTCAACCGATACGCCAAAAGCACGTTGCACAACCGCCGCCGTTTTAGTTGCTGCGTTATTTAATTCTTGAAATACTGTTGTACTTTTAATAACCGCACCTAATTGTCTGAATGAATCCACGCTTTCACCAACCGCCTGTAAACCTTGCGACAATGCCATTGCAGCATTCACCTTCAATAAAGCCTGTTCAACGTCTTTATTCTCATTGCCAAACAATGCCATTGCACCCTGAAGCGCACTAAATCCACCTGCAACACCTGCCAATGAAGAAGCAACCGCCTTAAATTTGGCGTCAGGATTAAACGCATCTGTCAATGCCTTCGCGTCGCCAATTCTGTCTTTTAAGTCAGCCGCACGTTTAGCCGCGTTAATAGCTTCCTTTGAAGTTGCACCGAACTTATCAGCCATTAAAGCAACATTTGCAGTTGCTTCCCTTAATTGCGTTCTTAAACCTTTAACCGTTTGGTCAGTAGCTTCAAACGCATTATCTAATTTTTGGACTTCCTGTGTTGCCTGTGCGGCGTTCGTGGTGACGTTTATGCCAATAGTTTCTTCTACCATTAATTAGTGTTTATTACTTTTAATAAATTAACCTGTGTTGTATTATAATCCGTTGGGTCGTAAGATTCAATTTTATTTAATCTAAATAATACGCCATTAATCCAAATATATTTGCTAAAATCCAAATTGTAAATGTCAACCGCAGTTAAATAAACGCGACAACTCAATAACTTTGATTCCATATCTGTAATTTCCAAAATGTACGGTTTATTGTACGTATTGAATAAATTATTTGTTGGGTAAATAGACGCAGGAAATTGTAATTCCTTTGGTGCGCCAAAATTCAAATCAACAGTCGGGTTTGCCGGGTCGTCTAAATGTCCCGCGTAACCGTAAGTTGTTATTGTTGCCAAAGTTCCGCCGCCGTCTTGTTGTATTTTCCAACTTGAAACACCTGTAATTTTCTTTGCCATTAAAATACGAATTACCGAATCCATAGGGTCTTCAGTTGTATTATTATTTGACAATTTATAAATTGAACTATGGTATTTGTCTTGTCCTGAATGTAAAACAATTACAGTTGGCGCAAAAATAATCTGTGTTGAAGCCGTGTCCTTTACAAAATCAAATTCAGAATCATAAATAAAATCGCCGTATGATTGACCGTACTTCTTTTTATAGTTTTCGTTAAAATAATCCGAATCGTCTGTGTATTTATACGCATAATAACGCGCGTTCAACTGCGACATTGGTTTAATTGACATTGTTGAACCTGTGTCAATCTTTTGTGACCAATCAATTGAATTGGTTACTGCGTCGGAATAAAAGTCAATATATGGCGCAATATTAATTTGTTTGTCGTTTATATTATCCTGATAAACATACAAATTAAACATTTTACAAACCGATAAAAAGAAGTCTTTTTGGAATATACCCTTTGGCAAATTAGCATTCATTGAAACAGTACCATTGTAAGCAACTGAAGTCAACTGCGCAGCCAATTGTGTAAATGTGAAATTTGCACTTGACACGTTTACAATATAAGTATTAGCCGTAATCGGAACGCTTAATTCAATACGCACTTGATTCGTGTTTGCAATTGCGCCTGTCCAATCAATATTGAATGTAAAAGGGTTATTTGCTGAAAAGGTATTTACTGTCAAAGTCTGAACCGCAACACCGGCAACGTATAAAGTCGCAGTAATTGAAGAAGCCGCGTCGGTTTGATAAATACCCGTTATTGAAGCCAATGCATTAACTGTCTTTGTACCGTCAGTATAAGTAAAAATGCTTTTTCCTGCATTTTCTGTGAAATTAAGTAAAGTCGTAGAATCAAAAGACAAATTTGCATTTCGCGCCGTTGGTGTATTACTGTTTAAAATTGTTTTTGTTGCACTAATCGTGCCTAATATAAATCTGTCATTCGTACCCTGTATTCCTTGACTATTATTTGGAATAATTAGTTTCTTAAAAAAGTCTGTATTAAAAAAGTCGCAATTCAAACTGTACGAAGTACCTTCAAATATCTTTTCAATATATTCCTTTACGTATAATGCCGGTCTAAATGCTGAAACGTGGAAATCATCCTTACCTGTTGAAACGTCGCCGTAATCAATCAATGGATAATAATAACCTGAACCATTTATTGTATCCCAACTGTTTTGAATTGTAGTTACATTCCACGTATGGTTGTATTCGCTAAAATCCAAATCTTCTAAACGCTTATTTCCTAATTCTGTAATAAACCCACCTAATTCACCAAATACGGCGCATTGATATTCAATTACACCTTTATTCATAACAATTTCAAGGATTCTAATAACGCCCTTAAATATCTGTATTTTGTCAATATAGACTTCGCACTTCGCAGCCTGTGACGGTGTAAAGTTTGTTGCAACGTTAGGTAAATCCATATTGTGTTCGTGTGCCATTCCCAAATCAAAAGCAAAACCCAATATTTGATTGTTCTTTGCAGTTGCAGGTATTGAAATTGTACGGCTAAAAGACGTATTACGGCTTCCAAAGTCGCGCACGTCGTCAATCGTGTACGTGAAATCCGTTCCAATATCCTTGATTAAATCAATTACGTTGTCTTCAATATAAATTTCGGTTCTAATCATTATCTGTATTGACTGTTTAAATATTTACCAATTTCAACTTCTAAATCAAAATTAAATAAGCCGTCAGAAACTTTATATTTATATTGGTAATTCGTATTTCTAATTGTAACAGGGAAAAACGCACCTTGTACTTCCATATAAACAATTGGTGACGCTATTAATTGCGCCAACCACGCGTAATCCATATCATTAACCCAATCGCTTGTCAACATATAATAATCCGTATGTTCAATCGCGAAGTTGTATGTCGTTTCATTGTATTTATTGTACGCATCAATATTTGTCATTTGACCACCTGATAATTGGTACGGATTTCGTCTATATGAAGCACGGTTAAATTCGCTGCGTCGCTTGTTTACCAATCTGAACGCCATTGTATCATATCCGCCCAACCTGTTAAGAAAATGAAGGTTGTATTGTCTGTATTTAGGGTTGCAAACTTGTCTAAATTTCAGCGTCCTTGTAACCGCCGCGCCCAATGTAATATAAACGTTGTACCCGTAAGTATTTTGGGTTATAATATCTGACCCCGCCCACGCGTTAATTGCCGCAGCCTGAAAATTGAACAGGTTAAATTGTCCCGCCATTGTAAGGTCACCACTAACCGCAGTTCCAAAAGTTCCGTCTTCATTTGTAGGTTGAACCCAAAGTTTATACGAACCGCCGGTAATCTTTAAAAATGTAATAAAAAATTGGTCGCCGTATTCAATTGGAATATCTGAATTGTCGCGGTCACTTAACCAATCGTCCGTGTAATTCTCAATTAATAAATTATCATAGTAATTGGACAATACCAAAGGAATGTCGCCGTTTTCTGTAAATATGTCACCGAATAATGGCGCATAATAATTATACGCTGAATAAGAACCTGAAGCCAAATTAGCAATAACCGCACCGCTTACTTCTTCGCCAATACGCACCTGATAATCAACCTTTATTTTGTTATTTGAAGCCATTAAAACCGTCGTACCTGAAGGTTCAAAGTAATTGGTCACGTAAGCACGAACCATTGGTGACGCATTAAATACGCCATAACTTCCGTCGGCTGAAGGTGAAGGGAATACCTTGTTTCGGCTAACCTGTGCGCCATTTATGTAAATATCGTACACGAATTTAAAGTTTGTCACCCCAACATTTGTTGAAGAAGCCACAAACCAAAGGTCGTCGTGCATACTCGGGAACGTAGCCGGTTGACTATTTATTGTTATTGCCATTGCTTGATTCTATTTTATTTCCAATTTGTCTAATTTGTAATTGAACGTCGCCGCCAAAAGCTTCTGCCATTGTCGTAAAAAAATCCTTATTAAATACCGTCTTAACTGCATTGTCAAAATAAGAAGTCGTTTTTAAACCGTCCCTTTTGATTGCTGAAGCGGTCGCGTATGCTAAAGCTTTTAATGAAGTCGCTTTGTTAACCGCTTGTTTAAGTTTTTTGCTTTTCCTTTGGGTCTTGCTTAACTTTTTTGTCTGTGTTTCGTTTGTCGTCTTTGCCTTCCCTAATCTGTACCATTGCAATATTGACGTTGCCATTTTTTTATTTGGGAATGGCGTTTTGTATTGGTATGGTGAATCTGAAGAAACTTTTTTTGGTCGTGCATTTTCGCCACCAACACCCTTAACCCCTTTGTTTATATATTTATAATAAACTGAAGCCGGGTTATCCTTATCGTAACCCAACCACATTTCATAATCATTGCCAAACTTTGTGACCTTTGGTACAACCAAATCGCCAATTTTACCTGAAGCAATTGAACCGCTTTTATTTAGGTTTTTTTGTACTTCGTCGTTAAATTGTTTACCGTAGAAAATAAGCATTTGTTCGGCAACAGGAAATTCAGTCGGGTCAATAACGTTGTATTGGTCACCGATTGTTTTTAAAAAACCTTCCTTTAATGCTTTTGCCTGTGCTTTGGCTTCACTCATAACCTTAAATAGGCAAATTGGTTCTAAATACCACACAAAAAACCCCGTGTAAAAACACAGGGTAATTTTCGCTTATTTCAATAAAAAAACACAACTGCCTTATTTAATCCGCTTCGCCTGTTCCCGGTCGTAAGCATTTTTTGACTTCAGGTACGCCATTGTATTCAAAAATTCAATGGTCTTCATTTCAAAAGCTTCCGAAGTTCTAATATTTTCGTGTTCGGCAACAAGTTTGGCGGTATAATGCCACCCGTAGATTCGCATAAAAGCAACAACACCGAATCCGCTTGTTCCGTCGTCATCCCCGCCGTCGTCATTTCCGTTTTCATATAATCCCGCGTAACTTCTATCCAATTTCTGTAAACTTGATAAAAAAAAACCAACGAATGATAAACGTGTATAAAATTCGCTTCCTGCATATCCGCAGCGTATTCTTCGTGTTTACTTGCGTCGTACTTATCGTCAATCCATTTGCCGTACCAATTTTTTTTCTGCGGGATAACCATTGACGCAGCTATTTTGTGTAAATTTCCCAACGTGTCTTTACTAAATACCTTGCTTTCAATATAACGCGCTGACGGCATATTTTTAATGTCGTAATTCATACGGTATCGTTTGCCATTAATTGTAATATAGTCAACCGGCTTCCCTTCAATTGGTTCGTCTAAAAAAGCCAAATCTTTGCGCAATTCTTTTAAGTCTTCAATGCCTAAACTGTCAATTTGATATTCGGTTAAACCTGTGACAATGCACAATAATTTAACTTCCTTGTCCAATTCTGTCCAATCCTTATTCGGGTTTGTTATTATTGGCATCAATTGTTGGTATTGCCAAAGGGTCAGTTCGTTCCATTTCATAATTCAAAGTTAAGTCTTTTTTCTGATAAGGACAATGCCGACAACCATTTTTGCAGCAATACCCCCTTTTTAAATGATATTCTTCTGT